AACAAACACACCAAAGTCTATAGTTTTACGAACGACTAAGATTTGAACTATCCCAAAATTTAACTTATAATTGTTTCTAGGAGAAAAACATGAGTGATTACAATCGCAGCTTCAACGGTGAGGCAAAAATTAAACTTACGCAGTTGATTAACGAAGGCATGTCAGTTTTGCAAGAAGTCGAAGACCTTAACACTGGACTTAACGATACTATCAAAGCTATTGCAGAAGAATTGGAAATTAAGCCAGGCACGCTAAAGAAAGCAATTAAGATTGCATACAAAGCCAAGCTAGGCGAAACTAATCGAGATCACGACGAGCTAAACACTAGTCTCGAAACCGTCGGTAAAACTCTTTAATGAAAGTTTACGTTAACGAATCAAACAAGCTGGCATACTTACTTGTAGCCAAGAATGCCAGCTCAACCTTCGAAAATCTGTTTAAAAAATTAGATTGGACACCAAGCCAATTTGATTTGTTACCGCAAGACTTTACCGTATTCAGCCATATACGTGATCCTATAGACAGACACTTTAAAGGCACAGCAGAATTTATTAACAATGCCAGACTGGGACATCTACTAGATGATCCCGATTGGCAAAAAGTGTGGGCCACAGCAGTAATGGATCTACACAGTTATCCGTTGGCATGGAGTGTGGTTGGTAGGACTGTAGAATGGATTCCGATTCATGAACGGCTGGATACAAATAAAATAACTATCGAATTTCTAAAAAAATACAATGTTGTCGTCGACTCGGTTGAACACATAAATGCAAGCGACTATAGCAAAATTAAATACTATCGTCGATTAAAAGAAATACATGAAAAGTTCGATCCTCTATGTACCTTATCGTATTTTTATGATGGAGACATTGTATTGTGGAATAAGGCAGTAGAAAAATATATCCAGATTCCAGAATACAGACGTTATTAATTTGGAAAAACATTGAAAGAAAAAATTAAAAATTGGTGGGGTAATGCCAAGCAGTTTGTTATCAACGATTGGCAAAGTCACCGCGTCCGTTTCATATTTGAAATGATAGCATGGGCTATCAGCATTGGCTGTAGCCTTACATACGCTATCACTGTTCCCAACTTACCATTTGTTCCGCTGTATGCAGCTTTTATTGTTGGTTGCGTTATTAGCGCAGGATGTGCGTATAGCAGGGGCAGCTTTGGTATCTTTGGAAACTATGTATTGCTGGCTACTATTGACAGCGCAGGCCTAATTAAACTATTATTACAAACTCATGTCTTACGTTGACGCATTATTTGATAAACAAAAAGATCGCATCCACGTAGTAGAGCGACTAAACGGCCAAAGGGAATACAAAGAATATCCGGCCAATTATGTCTTTTACTATGATGATCCGCGAGGCAAGCATCGCACTATCTATGGAACACCTGTCACACGTTTTGCTACACGCAACGGCAAAGAGTTCCAAAAAGAAATGCGTATGCAAAAAGGCAAACGTCTATGGGAAAGTGACGTTAAGCCTGTATTCCGTTGTCTTGAAGAAAACTATCTAGGCGCAGAACCTCCCAAGCTACAAACAGCATTCTTCGACATTGAAGTTGACTTTGACCCTGTGCGTGGATATGCGCCCGTTGAAGATCCCTTCAATAAAATTACTGCTATTTCTGTTTACTTGGACTGGTTAAACAAACTGGTTACATTGGTTATCCCGCCTAAGAGTATGAGCTGGGAAACAGCCGAAGAAATCTGCGCCAAGTTTGATGACTGTTATCTGTTTGATCGAGAAGAGGACATGCTGGACACGTTCTTGAACTTGATTGATGATGCAGACATTTTGTCAGGTTGGAACAGCGAAGGCTATGACATTCCCTACACTGTTGGACGTATTACTCGTGTGCTCAGTAAAGACGACACACGCCGTATGTGTTTGTGGGGCCAGTTTCCCAAACAACGTGAATATGAACGCTTTGGTGCAACCAAGGTTACGTTTGACTTGATTGGTCGGGTGCATATGGACTATATGCAACTGTATCGCAAGTATACATATGAAGAACGCCATAGCTATAGCTTGGATGCTATTGGCGAATACGAACTTGAAGAACGTAAGACTGCTTACGAAGGCACATTGGATCAGTTATACAACAAGGACTTTGAAACGTTCATTCAGTATAACAGACAGGATACTCGCTTGTTAGCGAAGTTAGATAAGAAACTACGTTTCTTAGATTTGGCGAATACCATTGCTCACGATAACACCGTGTTATTGCAGACAACAATGGGCGCCGTTGCAACCACAGAGCAGGCAATTATCAATGAAGCACATGCACAAGGATTGGTCGTCCCAGACCGCAAAGCAAGAATCGTATCTACTAGAGACGACGACGATGACGAGGACGGGCCCTCAGAAACGCAAGCCGCAGGTGCCTATGTTGCTCACCCCAAAAAGGGAATGCACGAATACATCGGAGCAATTGACATCAACTCGCTCTATCCCTCGGCTATTCGTGCCCTTAACATGGGGCCAGAAACAATCATTGGACAACTGAGACCAATAATGACAGACAAGCTGATCCAAGAGCGTATGTCACAAGGCATGAGCTTTGCGGCTGCTTGGGAAGGTTTGTTTGCCAGCTTAGAATACGAAGCAGTAATGCGCGGCGATAACACTACGGAAATTACCATTGACTGGGAAGTTGATGGCACTAGCGATGTAGTCAGTGCCGCGGACGTTTGGCGTATTGTCTTTGACAGTGGCAAGCCTTGGATACTTAGTGCTAACGGCACTATCTTTACAGTTGAACGCAAAGGCATTGTTCCAGGTCTGCTGGAACGTTGGTATGCTGAACGTAAAGAAATGCAGAAGAAGCTGAAGGATGCAACTACTCCCGAAGATCAAGAATACTGGGACAAGCGACAGTTGGTTAAGAAAATTAACTTGAACAGTTTGTATGGTGCTATTCTTAATCCAGGATGCCGTTTCTTCGACCATCGTATTGGACAATCCACTACACTAACTGGACGCAGTATTGCTAAACACATGGACAGTTTTGTTAATGAATGTATCTTCGGTGAATACAATCATGTAGGCGAATCTGTTATCTATGGTGATACTGACTCTGTTTACTTCAGTGCATGGCCTGCTGTCAAGAAAGACGTTGAAGCAGGCAAGATGGAATGGAACAAAGATATTGCTGTTCAACTCTATGACAGCATTGCGGATCAAGTTAACGATAGCTTTCCTGGATTTATGGAACGTGCGTTCCACTGCCCAAGAGAGCATGGTGCTATTATTAAAGGCGGTCGTGAACTGGTTGCAGAAAAGGGTCTGTTCATTAAGAAAAAACGTTATGCAGTTCTTATCTATGATAAGGAAGGTAAACGTTTAGACACAAACGGTAAGCCAGGTAAGGTTAAAGCCATGGGGCTTGACCTTAAGCGCAGTGATACTCCTAAGGTTGTGCAGGACTTCTTGAGCGAAATCTTGTTAGATGTGCTAACTGGTGCGGAGAAGGAAAGCGTAATTGAAAAGATTAAAGAGTTCAAATACAAGTTCCAAGAGCGTCCAGCTTGGGAAAAAGGCACGCCTAAACGTGTTAATAACTTAACCAAGTATTCCGCAGAAGAAACGAAACTGGGCAGAGCCAACATGCCTGGACACGTTCGAGCTGCTATGAACTGGAATAATCTGCGCCGCATGCATGGCGACAACTATAGTATGCAAATCGTAGATGGTATGAAGGTTATTGTTTGTAAACTGAAGCTTAATCCATTGGGCTATACTAGTGTAGCTTATCCTACAGACGAGCAACATATCCCTACATGGTTCAAAGAACTGCCATTTGATGATGGACTTATGGAAGATACTATTGTAGATCAAAAGGTAGAAAACTTATTGGGTGTGTTGGACTGGGGTTTGTCAGACAGCACCAATATCAACTCTACATTCAACACATTGTTTAGTTTCGAATAATATGAAGTTACACGAGCTTGTCCAATTAAGAAACATGTTTAAAAACATGACTCAATACAACCTAACAAATCTGAATGCAGCTCATATTGGATCGATTAAGGATTTTTTGCTAGCAATAGACCACAAAGGATACATTAACGGTCCAATCTTAAGCCAAGATAATCTATTAGATCTAGAAAATAAACTATCAAAAATCGATACAGAATTTTTAAATGTAATTGAACGTATAGAAAACGAAATCGATCGGCGTGCAGAACCTTTTTACAATCATAATTTAGATTCCAGTGAATTTATTTTGTGTGGGCAAGCAGATACAGCAATTGAAAGACAATATCGAATTCGTCAAACTAAAGAAGCAGTTAAAACTGAAATTCTTTCAAGGATTGCAGTTCACACAACTCCCCGACATCCTGCATTGGAAATAGGACCAGGTGACGGGCAGTGCACTTCATATATGGTTGCAGCTGATCCTCTTTATCTAGTAGATATAAATCCAGAATTTATAGAATCAACTAAGCAACAATTTAATGAAGCTTATCAACGCAGACTGCGAACATACCTAAACAATTGGAACGATTACCCAGCGTGGGATCTATCTTTCCTCCCGCAAAATCAATTTAGTTTTGTATTTGCATGGAATGTGTTTGAATTTTATCAATTGGATTTTATTGAAAAATATTTAGACAGCATATTTAACGTATTGGCTCCTGGAGGCAGTGCTCTTTTTAGTTT